GTGATACTACTTACTACTGTATGTTGAATGATGATGTAGTGTTTCTTCCCGGTCAGAAGGATTTCTGGCGAAGGCTTATAGAGCACCTGAGTGAGGAAGTTGGAGCAGTTGGCCCAGGTAGTAACTTCGTTGCAGGGAATCAAAGTATCTTGAATGTTAACTGCCCTATCATTTGTGATAGTTCTTTTCTTATAGGCTTTTGTATGGTGCTAAAGACGGAGGTGCTCCGTAAGATCGGTGGGCTAGATACGAGGTTGCCAGGCGGAGATGACCTGGACTTAAGTATAAGGTTGCGGAAAGAAGGTTACGCTCTGCGTGTAGATAAGACAGCATACTTACATCATCACGGTCAGAGCACAGGCACCCGGATTTATGGCAATAATTGGGATTCCAGTTGGGCACAAGAGGTGACAAATAACGCGCTCATGACGAAGCATAGCGTCAGTGCTTGGCAGGAGTGCATTCAAGCTAACTGGATGTATCCTGATATTTGGCAGGCGACAGGCGCTGCGGCTTGTGAGGATGTATGGTTTCAAGATCGCGTTTTTAGCTTAGATGGAAAACCTGGACTTAATGTAGGTTGCGGAGCGGTAAAGATAAAAGGTGCAGTTGGTGTGGATTTGCGTCCTGCAGGTGAGCTTGGGGAAAGCGGAGAGAAGTTTAATATGTCAGTCGCGGAAATCAGTGCGGACGCAACTGATATCCCGCTAGCAGATAGTACGCAAGAGTTTATTGTAGCTGCGCACGTTTTGGAACACCTCATTGATCCCTTTGCCGGGCTTTACGAGTGGAGTCGCCTTCTTAAGCCTGGGGGGCAACTTTTTATGACTCTTCCGGATCATGACGCAGCGGACGCGATGATGGTTGACTATACGCATGTTCACGCTTATACAGGTAAGAGTGTACGGAGTCTGTTGCTAGCTGCAGGATTTACTGTTACGAGTATAGAAAACGCGCCCTTCTCCACAATTAGAGTAATCGCTCGATTGCCTATGGATATGGCGGAGGTGACGGCATGAACAGTCCAGCACTTCTTTACAATGCAGAAGTTAGGAATAATGGCACGGCTAGACGAGTAACGGAAAGCTTCTATCAGATGGGCTATAAGGATAGGGGCATGGAGCGTTATAACCGCCCTTGGTACTCGGAGCCGGACTTCAAGGCTCATGACTTCTGGCTATACATAGATGATGGCCGTGATGAAATTCCGATGCCGGACTTACCGAGTCCGAATGCCTGCTGGCTTGTGGACACCCACCTAGGTTATGAGCAGAGGCTAAAGTGGGCAATGCACTTTGACTACGTTTTTCTCTGCCAACTGCCGGATGTGGCTAGGATGGAGACAGATGGAGTTCAGAATGTGCATTGGCTTCCGCTGGCCTGTCTTCCCAACGTGGACCCTAGCTATGGAGAGCTTCAGAATAACAAGTCAGAGCTACCTGATGACTTCTTCGGTCCTTTTGGCCTACAGAAGATTCATGACGTGGCGTTTGTCGGGCACATGGGAAACGGTGGAAAGCTGCCAGAAGGTAGTAATAACCGAATAGATTACCTAGATGCGATGTTTAAGAACTTTCCGAATAGCTGGTTTGCCTACAGCGTATTCTTTGAGCAGGCTGCAGTTAGGTATGCCAGAGCTCGGGTGGGCTTTAACATCTCAATCCGTGATGACCTGAATATGCGTTTCTTTGAGATTCTGAGCTATGGAAATTGTCTCCTGACTAACAGAGATGTGGTTGGGTGGAGGGAGCTAGGCTTTGAGGAGGACATTCACTTCTTAGGCTACCAGGGCGAAGAAGAAATGGTGACTAAGATTAAATGGGCGCTGGCTAATCCGATAGAGCGGGAGAAAATCGCGAAGGCTGGGCATAAGAAGGTACGGGCTGAGCACACTTACCAGCACAGAATCCAGCAGATGCTGGAGATCATAGGAGTTTAGATATGCCAATTAAAGGCGACAATGATGTAAGCGCAGCCCGGACATTCTTCGACTGTGATGTTTCTGCGTTTGATGTTTTGGTACAAATAGGTCCTACGTTGCTTTACAGCTATGATATTCATAATGTATCAGCGGCTGATGCTTTCGTGCAGCTATTTGACGCTGCGTCTATAGTAGATGTCATTGTAGGAACGACGGTGCCGGACTATGTAGTTCCACTTGCTGCAAATGGTATAAGAGCGTTGGCCTTCTCTAAGCCGTTGAGCTTTCCGCTAGGTCTTGTCATTGCTTCTACTACAACGTCAGGTGGAAACACTGGCGCCGCTCAAGATATTTCACTGGGGTTTGCCTAGGAGGCTAAGATGCCTAAAGAGTTTGCTGTTTCGCTAGGGCTTAATGAGGCGCTAGGAATAGAAGAGAGTCCTATGGACGAGGTGAGTCCTATGACCATGCTAGAGAAGATAATGGGGAAGCTTGAGGGGATGGAGATAGCACTGGGCATAAAGGAAGACCTTGATGACGACCCAGACTTTGATTCCGATGACGGGGATGTTATGCCTGAGAGTTTCTAGTGCCATTTGGATGTCTCAGTGGCGGGAAATTACGAGTAGAGAGTTATAGCATACCATAACTTGCTTAACAATTTGTTAAGAGGTTTATAATGAAGGGGGCTGGAAGATGCCGATTTTAATTGACATTGATAGAGAAGTAGACTTGGCAGAAGGTGAGCGGGACTTGGAGACTGGAGTTCCCCTTATCTTGCCAAAGGGTGCTGAGAGTGAGGTTATCCAGACGCACTATATAAGCATGGATAAGGACAAGGCGGACTGGCAGCCGCAGGGGAGCTGGCATGAGCAGGTAACGACGGATGTTGGCGGAGGAAGACGGAAGCCTAGAATTCTCATTAAGGGCTTAGATGGAGAACCGCGGGCTGTGAACGTAGATGACGGTCTTATTATAGACATCACGGCTACTATGCGGCGGAAAGTTGGAATGCTCCCAGGACGCTCTCCTATGAGTGAGGATGAGGTAGAGGACTTTCTTGATGCCTCGCCAGATGAGCATATTCCCATGTTCCAGGAGTGGTGCTTCCGCGTAACTGGCATAGCAAAGACTGATGGGCCAGATGGCCGGGCTAATATGTTAAAGAGCGAGGATAAGAAAAGGATTGAGAGCCAGACTGAGATGTTTCAGACCTTCACAGAGCTGTTCAAACAGGGCTTCGCGGCACAGAACGGTGGAAATGGCGACATCTCAGCACATCCGGATTTCCAGAAAGCCTTAGAGGCAGGCATAACAGCTGGTGTCGTGGCTGAGCAGGCAAAGAATGCAAGTGCGGTGGCTGAAGCAAAGAAAGGCTAGCAAGTGTTTTATAAACAAATAGTTGAGGATATACTAATGTACGGCGGGCAGCCGACAGGGGGAGAAGCTGAGACTCTAGTCAAGAACCGTATAAATGGAGTCTATTACCGTGTTATGGACATGGTTACAACTCCTAGTGAAGAGCGAGAGTTTACCTTAGCTACTGTTGCGGATAAGAGCCAGTATGGGATGCCCTTGTGGGTGAAGAAGATCTTGAACATTGAAGATCCTACTACGCCGCGGGTTGTGGCTGAGACTACAGCTAGGGCATTTGACAAGGTGAATCCAGGCTCTACGGCTAGCTCTGTCCCACATAGCTTCTACGTTCTCCAAACTAAGGGAACGCGGGCTATGCCCAGTACAGATGGAACCCTCACGGTGGTAAGTGACGCAGCGGGAGACGCGGGTGTTAATTATAAGGTCCGCGTTGAGGGCTTTGACACTAGTGAGAACTTGGTGTCTGAGCTCATTACGTTGAATGGAACTACGCCGGCTTCCTCCGCCCTGAGCTATGACAGTGTGTTAGGCGTGGAGAGGATAGTGAAGGCTCCGGCATCCAGTATTACGTTTGCTGGAACTATAACGCTGAAGGACAACGCTGGGAACATCATCGCAACTGTTCCTCTTGGCTGGGACTCTCCGGATTACTTGTGGATAGAGTTTGATCCTATTCCAGCTGGCGTTATTACCTATACAGTTCGTAGCGAGATGCGCGTTCCTATGATGGTTAATGACTTTGACTGGCCGAAGTTCGAGACTGAGTTCCATGATCTTCTCATATGGGGTGTGACGCAGGATCTTCTTGTAGGTTGGGGAAAGCCGGCCATAGCTGCGGCTCATAGACTGACTTTTAAGGAACGCTTAGAGGAGCTTGAAGGAACAGCTAACTCTGCTCCGGCAGCTATCTGGGTTTTCGGGAATGTGCAGAGTCAAATTCAGTTCGGTCAGAGGCCACAGAGGCCACTTACTAAGGGTGCGGACTTCGGCCTAGCCTCATAGAAGGGAGGGTAAGTTGGCCACAGAGAGAGTTACAGCTGGGGCAATAACCAGCGCGATTTTTCGAGTGAAGGGACAGAGAAGCAGGTGGTTCTACCCGGACGAGAGGCTCACGCCAGAGTACTGTGAGGTCTTACGGAACGTAAATATCTCGGAGCGTGGAGCTGCGCATAGCAGGCTGGGATATGGACTATACAGCGCGACTCAGCTAGCAGGTGGGGAGGCGGTCACGCTACTTAAAGAGGTGACCTTTGCGAACGGAAGCATCAAGCGTGTTGTTTGCACTCCTAGCAAGGTCTATACAGACACGGGAACTGCTCGGGTAGATGTGACAGGAAGCGCGCTGACAGGCGGAAGTGATGACCAGATGCAGGCTGTTCTAATAAAGGATCAGCTAGTCCTGAATAACTCTATAGATGCTACGCGAGTCTGGAATGGGAATGATACAGTTCCTAATAATACGACTAACCTAGCTACAGTCCCTTGGACTAAGACTAAGGGAATCTTACTGCATAAGAACTTACTTATGGCTTGGGGCACGACTGAAGGGGGCACGCTGTTTCCTACTCGGCTTCGCTGGTGTGATATTAATAGGCGGACGTTCGTAGTAGATATAAACACTTGGAGAGGGGATAACCGATATGAGGTATATGACGGGGGAACAGCGATCATCGGAGCCGTCGATAACTGGGGACTTGCCCTCATATTTAAGGAAGACGGTTTATACCCAGGCGAGATTTTCTATGACCAGCTTGGATTATTTGATTTCCGGCTGGCGAAGCCTGTTCTCGGCTTCTCTCCCATTTCAAAGCAGTCTATTGTTGCCAGACCTGAGTTCATCTGTGGAGCTGCCAAGGAAGGTATCTTTATCATCCGCCCGGATCTTTCCTTTAGTATAGTCAACACGGATGATACTGAGGAGTGGTTCAGGCTTAATCAGAATCGCTTAAAGAATATCCAGGCGACTATACGGGAGAAGGATCACCAGGTCCGCTTTCTTGTAAATAGTGGGAACAGTACCAGCGGTCATGACTATATTCTAGTGTGGGATTGGGAGAGTGGGGATACGTGGATTGATTTGCCGAAGGATAACATTAATCACCTGTCACAGGTCACAGACAGCAATGGGAATACGCTGGACTGGTTCGGTTCCCTAGATGGCTTCCTCTTCCAGGGAAATAGGAGTGACTTCCAGACGGATAACGGAACTGGATTTACTTGGCGGATTAAGATGAGTCCTAATGATCTTGGCCTGCCTGGTAAGAGCAAGCATGTACTTAATATACGGACACTTTATAGAAAGCGAACAGGCCTGCAGACTATCACAT